GCCTGTGCTTGAAACTGTGTTACCGCTTCAGCTAACACCGGGTGTGTTGCACCTGAAGCTCCTTGAAACGGTTGTGTCGGGTTTTCATACTTAAATCCTAAAAGATCTAAACCTTTTGTGTAAGTATCTTCCCATGCTTTTCTAGAAGATTTATATTGTGAATAATTATCGGATAATTCAGAACCTAATTTTCCTAAAGCGTCTTCAGGTAATAATTCTGCTAAATTGTCAAAATGGCCTTCTCCACCAGGTTGGTTAACTGCTTCTGGATCAAAATTAATTGTTGCACCACCATCTTCTTCTGCAGTTACTTCAATATCTTCCGAACCAACTTGTTCATTAATAGTTTCTTCCTGCGCTACTTGAATTTCTTCTTCGCCAGGTACTTTAATTTCAGTATTTACGTTTGGTAATGGTTTGTCTATTTCTGCCATTTATATTCTCCGAGTTCTCTATTGTTTTAACTTGTTTTGTGGGAACATTC